CCCGCCGGGGACACCAAGCGGAGGGTTGAGGTCAGCCGTGCGCCCTGTGGCGTACCGACGTGCCACGCGCTGTGCCGCCGTCTCGGGCGGGGGCGGGGGGAACGGGCTTTGCCCCTCGTCCGAGACAAGGGGGAACGCCGCGTCCTGCATGGCGTAGTCCACCTTGTACCTGTCGGTAAGGGGGATACGGTCGCGGTACTGCTTCTTCCCTACGGAGGCGAGCGCATAAGAGAGACGGTCGAGGTGTCGCTCAAGGTGCTGCAAGCGGTGGGGGAAGTCTACAATAATGTCCCCGGCTACTTCGTACAGGTGGTCGCGCTTCTCGGAAGCCTCCACAAGCACGAGCATTCGGTTCACCATTTGCCGCAGGCGGTGCGCCTCAAGGCTCGCATTGGTCGCCCCCTCTGTGAGAAGCGACCATGCGAGAGGGACACCTGTGCTGGCTGACTTACGGGGCACGGCTACCGCCTCCTCCAAGGGTAAGTAGATAGCCGCGCCACCGAAAGAGCCTACTCGCCGTAGAGGGTCTTCATAATGCGCTTGCGGACGGGGGGCGTCTCAATGGAGAGAATGGCGTTGAGCACGGGCATGTTGCCCTTGTACTTGTCGAGGGCGGTCTTGGCCCGCACCATCCAGTTTTCCTTCATGTCCCACGAGAACCCCGGCACGAACTGCTGGATCATTTCGATTTTGGCTTGAAGGATAGCCTCGGGCGGCACGTCGTCCACCACCGCCTCCTGCTTCTCGGGAGCGGGGGCGGCGGGGGCCGTCTCGGTGTACACGAGCGAACCCGTGCCGACCTTGCTGACAACGGTGCCGTCCTCCATGCCGCCGACCGAAGAACTCCCCACGGAGGTCTTTGCACGAACGTCCGTGTCGCGGAAATTGCGAGCACGGGTGTCGGGGTCAACCGTGCCCAACGGGGGCACGGAGGAGGACGCTGCGTTGGGGAGGAGTTCGCCAAGCGTGTCGCCCATGCGGGGCTCGGTCACGTCGCCCGAGGCCGACTTGACAACGAGGCTCTCCAACTTGCGGCCCGTAAGCGGGTCGAGTTCCCGCATTACACGCTGGTCGTCCTTGCCAATTTCGACCCTGCCGTAGGTCGTGGGGGTCTTGATTTTCCCGATAACCACGCCGTCGCTCTCGGTGCCCGCAGGCTCCTTCGCGCTCGCGGACTTGTGGGTAATGCCCGCGTTCTTCGCGGTGTGCGTGTCGGGGGCGTTCGCACCACGAATGCGGGACAGGTTGCCCATGTCCCGCTCCTCGTCATGGACGAGAGCACGCGCAATGGGCTTGCGGTCGGGGCCGGTCGGTGCTGCCGCGTGCAACTGCACGCCCGCAGGGGCGGGCTTGTACTCGCCACCCTGTTGGTCGAGCGGGACGAGCCACCCGACCCTGACTGCGGCAATGAGCGTGGGGGCCTCAATGGACTTGTCCCCCACCTTCATGTTCGTGCCGTCGAAGTGAACGAGTTCGTCCTTGAGGATATCTCGCTCCAAACCTCCGACGTGGATTTTGTAAATGGCGCGGTAGGTGCGGAACGTGGACGCGGTTTCGGGCTGCATGAGTTCTCCTGTAGACGGTACGAGCTACCTTACCCGTCTACCCAAGAATGACGAACCCTGCGAAGGCGTGCCCGTAGTACGACGCGGAGCAGCAGACTATTCCCATTGGGGTAAGTGCCACCGCCTCTCCATGCCCAACCCCCTCTCCTGCCATCATAGTGGGCACGTTGACGAAAGCCCCCGTGCCCATAGAGTTTGAAGCGCGAGCGACGGGCATGGCTAATTGTCCTCGCCGCTTCCCGGCAGGGTCATGAGGAAAATGGTGTTCTTCGACACCGGGGTAGAACCCACGTCCCGAGCGATACGCTCCTGCACCGTGGCGAGGAACTCGACGGCAACACGCACACGAGACACGACTTGCGCGGTGTTGGTGCGAACGGAGTAAATGCAGAAGTCGAGGAACACCTCTCGGTCATTGTCGGGGACAATGCGAAAAGCATTCGCGTAGGTGCCGTAGGGGCTCTCTGCCCCCATAGTTATCTCGCAGCGCACCATTGTCATATCAGAACGTGCCATGTCGCACCCGTGGAGGGAAGTGTTCTACGAGGAGGCTTCCTCGACCCATTGAGCCACAATGTCCGCGACGTAGCAGAATGCACTTGCCGCGAAAGCGTGGGCGAGCGCGTCACCCAAAGTGAGAACCCAGCCCGTCTCCATTGCGAGGTGCTCTTGGAGACGGGTAACGGCCCATACGAGCCAGCCTGCATGAAACCCCGTGCAGTACGGGCACCCGAACATGCGGGAGAAGAACGTCTGCCCGTCCTTGTCGGGAAACAGGGGCAACTTGCGGAGCAAGGGCAAGAAGGGTGCCTTGTCGTTCATGAGGCCGAAGCACACACCGTAAGCCGCACAGAGGAACAGGAAAGTGGACATGAGTTATCTCACTCGTCGGTAACGACCTCACGATACCCACCCCGGCTGCAATAGACCCATAAAAGCGGAGAGGGGTGGAGCCGTTGGTACGACCCCACCCCTCATTGTGGTTAGTTCACCACAAGACCCTCGTTATTAGGCGAGGAGCTTGGCAATGAACTGCGGAGCGAACGCAATGACGGGCTCTGCGGCGTTGCTCAGGTTGACAACGTAGCCCACGCGCATGACGTAGGAGCCGTTCGCGGTCGGGGTCGCGTTGCTGACTTCGCCGTTGGCGGCGAAGTATGCCACGTCACCCACGTTGAACGCGCCGGAACCGGAAGCCTTGAGCACCTTCACGAGCGAGCCGTGAATGGTACAGCAGTTCGCCGTGCCCGCGTTTTCTGCCACGAGCGTGACACCGAGGATATTGGCTGCAACCGCAGAGGTCGGAGCCGCAATCACACCGGACGCTGCCACGAGCGACCGTAGAACTTTTTGTATCGGTAAGGGTACTATGCGCCCGTAGTTGGAAAGGAGCACAACATGGCCTTCTTGAAGCGCAGCGTAGCCGTCACGGCACCGAAGGCCACGAGCCTCCCGAACGCCCATGCGCCCTCCGTGTCGGTGGGCGAGGAGCGGGACGGCATGGTGTGGGACGGCACCACTTGGGTGTCGAGAGCAGCGTGGAACGCCCGCGCCAAGAAGGACTGACACATGGCGAAGGCAGTCATAGGTCAACCGTTCACCTTCACGGTTCTGTTCCTCGACGGTAGCGGGAACCCTGTTGTGCCCCCCGACCCGACTATCTATGCCTTCTACTTCGTGAGCGGAGTTTTGCAGGTGCTCGTGCCCCCTGCGACCCCTATGACGGCAGTTGCGGGGAATGCGGGGAGGTATGCCTACACGGTCACTATCCCCTCGTACTTGTCGGACAGCATTATGGTGTACGGCATGATGGAAGGCACCGACCCTGCGACCGCGCTCGTCATTGGTGCAGAGCAGGACGTAGACCTGTTCAGCGAAAGTGGGGGGGGTGGGAGTAGCTGTGGGCTGCGGGTATCGTTTGTGAAACCGGGAGCCTGTTAGTGCATGTCAAACGAGGTCGAGAAGTCCTACTTGGAGTCGCAGATAGTCCTGCTCATGCAGGAGCGAGCGGCTCTCCCTGCGCGTTTTGAGCAACTCAAGGCCCAACAGGAAGCCCGTATCGAGGCGTTCCTGCAAGAAGCCGGGGTGCTACCCCGCGTGAAAGAACTGCGTGCGGAGATAGAGAAACTGCACCGCAGCGTGCAGTCCCACTCGGACGTACTTGGGGGAAGATAGAAGCCCTCCAAACGGTTCTCGACAACTTTCACCGTCTCAAGGTGCCCCCCGGCACCGAGTTCGACCCCGTGTCGGGCGACCCCCTACCCCCGCGTGCAGCCCCCTCGCCCGCTGCTCCCGTGCTCCCCGCACCGAAAGTTGTTGCGGTGTACGACCCTGCGGCCAGCGGGTCGGAGGTCTACGCCGACCCTGACGAGGGCGACGAAGAAGACCCCGAAGCCTTGGAGTGGGGCGGGGGGTTTGCCCATGAGGTGGCGGAAGCCTCTGAGTGGCCCGAGGGGTTTGACACCGAGGACGATACGGACGACGACACCGCTGACGAAGGTGACGACGGAGAGGAGGACGACGGAGAGGAGGACGACGGAGAGGAGGACGACGAGGTAGCCGACGCTATTGAGAACGCCTCCGACGCGGCTGCGGTTCGTGCCCTGCTCAACCGCTACATTCGGAAGGCTTGAACCACGGCCCACACGGCGTCGGGGTCAGCGAAGTTCTCCGTAGCGTCCACCACGAGCACACGGGTCGTGAGTTCCATGCTCTCGGCCCATTGCTCGTATTCGGTGTGGAGTGCCACGAGGTAGTCGAGCGGTATGGTTGCTTCTTCGGTGCGCCCCCGTAGCACAATACGGGCCTGTGCGGCTTCGGGGGTGGTGCGGAGGTAGACCACCACTTCGGGAGGCGGTGCCGACGCAAGTAGAGCGCGGTGCAAGGTCGCGTAGGTGTCCCACTCCCGTGGTGCCAAGTAGCCCTTGGCTCGCGCCACCGCTGCGAAAATGCGGTCTTCGTGGAGGCACCTGTCGAGCAGGCACGAGGTGCCCGAGCGGGAGAGTTCGTGTGCCCGCTTCTGCTGCTCGTGGCGCACCGACATAATGAAGGTCTGTGCGTGGTACGCCCACCTCACGGGGTCGGCGTAGAAGTCCGCGAGGTAGGGGTTGTCCTCGACAGGTTCGGGAACGAGGTGGAGTCCACCCCGCTCACACAGAGCCTTCGCGAGAGTGGACTTTCCAGCACCGATATTTCCAGAAACCGCGACGAGCATGAGCGACCCTGTGGGCTACGGGGCACCGTACCCACGGGGGTTAGTGCCCGTAGCCGCCCGCCGTCTCGTACTTGGGCTTGCCGTCCCACAGGTACGCGGTTTGGCTGCTGGAGATTTTGACGTAGACACCCCCCGAACGGGTTTGGGGGATTTTCATGAGGGGGGCACCTATGAAGCGTCCCGGCACGGCCACCACATAGGTAGCCCCGCGCTCCTCGCGGACAACCTTGGAGGCGACCTCACGCAGGGCGACCCCCTTCTCGGTCGTGCGAACCACTTCGTAGAAGTTCACGTTCGTTTGGTCGTAGCCCCACGACGAGTAGAGGATATCCCCGTCCTTCAAGCCGTGTTGGAAGTCCCGCTTGGTCTGTGCCCGCTCTTTACGGGCAGACATAGCGGCCTTGCTCTTTCCCACTTGGTCGTCAATGTACTGCTCACGGGCGGCTTCGCTCCCGAAGAAGTAGTCCCACAAGGGCTTGTCGCTCTTGCCCGAATAGACGGCTGCGGCAGGCTTGCCCGTCTTGGCCCCGCTGTACCGAATGACGGTAATGCCCGCGTCGGCCATGACCTCGACCTGTGCAGTCGGGGTGCGCTCCAACATGGAGCGGGGAGTGCCCTTCGCCAACTTCTTTGCAGAAGCCGTGAGCATTCCGAACTCGGAGGCTTGGCTCATATCGTCCGCAGAGGCCCATTCGCTGCACACCATGTCGGCAGACACGGGGTAGTCCCCAAACAGCTTGCAGATATTACGGGTCGCGCAGAAGTAGTCGCACGTTCCGCACGCCACCCCCGGCGCACTTGCACGGGACAACTGCGGGGGAACTTGCATTGGGTTCCCGAGGTGACCGGGGCACGCCACCTTCACGGTCGCTACAAGGAACCGCCGCAAGAGGGCACCGTGGGGCAGGCTCGCCGCCAACTTGGTGGTGCGGGCCGTGAGGCCGTCAGGGTCAGGAGCGGGCGTCGAGAACTCGCGGAGCATGGTGCCCTGCGGTGCTTCGGGAAGGTTCGTGGGGTTGGGGTGGCTAACGGTGCGGGAGCCGCCCGAAGGGGCCACACGGTTCGACACTTCGCCCTGCAACTTCTTCTCCAAGTCCTGCATGGTCACGCCCGAGAACGAGACGGGGGACTTGCCGAACAGGGGGATACGCAGCACGAGCCCAACGGTGCGCTGACCGAACACCCGCTTACGAAGGTTGTCCACAAGTGCGGACTCGGCAGCAGCCGTGAGTGCGTCGTCACCCGCAAGTTCCCACTCGTAGCGGGACTTGGCAGAAGGCGTAGGGTCGGGGGTCTTGCCAAAGTACGCGACGAGACGGACTTCTTCGGCTGCGGTGCGCTTCATAGTGGGGGCCTCGCCCTTACGGGGTGCTATTAGGTTCACCCACACGCAAGTATCTAACGGCTACCGTCCCCGCACGCTTACTTTTGGAGACGGCCCACCTGTACTTGGGTCGTCCCATGTGCGGTGGCTATGTCCTGCTCCGTGAGCAACTGCACAGAGTAGAGGTCACGAAGCAGTTCGCAGGTGAGGGCGGCAGTCGTCATTGGTTCACCTTGGGTGCGCTCCAACAACTGTACACACCCGCGTAATGGAAGCTGCAAGCACTCCTCTAAACACTTGTAAACAGGCCCAAGGGGCTTGGGCTAAAAACGAGAACCCCCGTCGAGGTTGCCCTCGGCGGGGGTTCAAGCGAAACCGTAGTTTCTACGGGATCATGCGCGGGTGATGGTCAACCGCGTAAGACCCTTGGGGTTGTAGGCCCCGATACCGATATTCTCGAACACCGAGAAGCCGATGGTACGCGCCTTCGGGTCGTCTGCGGAGAGAACCGTAAGCTCGGTACGGACGGGCATCCGACCAAACATTTCCGGCTCGCAACAGACGTACACGGTGCCGACCGGGACGAGACGCGACACGATGATCTGCGCGCCCCAAAGCGTGCCCATGAGGCCCGTCTTGAGGAGTTCACGCTGAGACTCGATATCGAGAATGTCACGACCGAACTTGCGGAGGTCGGCGTAGTCACGAGCATTCATGAACACGCGGGCAACACGCAAGTCGCTGCGCTCAATTTCGGCGTAGGCGTCCGCGAGGACGGCACCGCTGATAGGAGCGACAACCGGGATGTCGGGGTTGAACTGCCCTGCCACGGAGTCGAAGCCGTTGGTGGCAATGGCGTCGAGAACCGCGAAAACGCGCTCGTCTTCCGCTGCTTGAATTTGCGCCCGCGCCAAGTCCTGTGCGCGCTCAATGAGGTCGAAACGACGCTCCTTGATTTGCGTAAGGGGAATCTCGGGGTTGGACGCAATTTCAAAGAGCGGGAAGATCACGCGGCGGGGCTTGGTGATAGCGACGATGTTCTCGCCTTCCTCACCAACCACGAACGCAGTCACGTCGGGGTCTTTGTCGTAGATCGGAAGCGCACCGTCAGGCAGTTGCTCCACGAGGAAGGTCTTACGACCCACCGCCATGTAGTCACGGCGCAGACGGAGGGGCTGCGTCATAGACGCTGCCAACTTCGCACGGCCCTGCGGGGTGTTGATGTATTCCGAGATGAGCTTCTGCTTCACGCTATTGGCGACAGACATAGTGGTATCCCCCGCTCAAATGCGTTGGTCGAAGACAATTTCCGGCTGCGTGCTGTCAGCAGGCATACGGAGAATTGCGACGGTGGTTGAAGAAGTAGCCGCGTTGAGCACGGCAGACTGAAGGGCACTCGTCACGAGGTCGGTGCTCACGTTCGCGGCACCCGACCACACCCGAGCGGGCATGAGGTAACCGTTCAACGACGTAATGAGCGGGACACCCGAAATGTAGGTGATATCACCACCCTGCGCGAGCGCGCCAAAGGCGACGAGAGCCTGCGTCTCGTACAATTGGGAAGCGTAGGTTCCCATTGCGGAGACGTAGGGGCCGAGGCCCGACGCGGGGCCGGGGGTGTTCTCGTAGGCGTTGCCCACGGCGGTGTTGATGAACAGACCGACAGGCTGGTAAGCCTGCGGAAGGCTCGACGCCGAAGCCGTGCCTGCCACGCCACCACCGCTTGCGGCAATGACGGTAGCGGAGCCGGGGCCACCGACGTAGTTGCTGCCTTGGTCGGGGCGCGTGATAGCGACCGAACCGGACAGAACGCCAAGGACACCCGTGTCCACGGTGGCGGAAATGGTCGAGGAGGGGGTGGTGATAATGGGCGGGTTGGTTTGGGTGAAGGCGTCGTCCGTCAGAATGGCATTCGTGTTGCGAATACCAACGTGAAGCAGCCGCAGGGCTGAAGACGACTCCGTAAACCCACCACTCGCCTGTCCAAGCATAGCCATGATGTACCTCTTGGCGGTGCTCCCTGTTTACAGGGGCGCGGGGTGTTCCGAAGCTGGGCGGTGTGCAGGAGTGCCCACCAACCCTCAACCAACCCCACCCACGAGGAGCGGGGTTGTACCCATGCGGGTCGGTATGCACTCTCTATTGTGGGGTGCAAGCCGAAAAAGCGAACAAGGGGCGAGAGGGTGTGCCTCTCGCCCCTTGTTAGGGACTTCTCCCCCCAATTAAGGGGTTAGAAGTACTTGCTCACGTCGGGAGCCGACTCCCACAGCTTGGAGAGGTCGTTGACCTCTGCGGCTTCCTTGGTGACGCCGCCGAGGCGGGTGGCACCCGTGGACGCCTTCTTCGGCTGCGGACGGAGGGAAGCGGCCTTCTGCTGGCCCTTCTTGACCTCGGCCTGCTGCTCCTCCTCCTCGGCCTCTGCATCGGCCTTGTCCTGCTGACCCTTCTTGGCGTACTTCATGCCCTCGCCGCTCTCCCCAAAGAGAGACGCGAGAATAGCGTCGTCGTCATTCATGTCGTCGCCCATGAGGCCCATAGGGTCGGACATGCTGCCGTCGTCGTAGTCGTCACCTGCGGGGTCAACAACCATTCCGTCTGCGCCAATGTAGTCGTCGCCCGAGGGGTCAACGAGCATTGCCTCTGCGCCGTCTTGGTACTCTGCACCAAGAACGCTGCCCATGCCCTCCTCGTTGAGCATTTCGGCCAACTGCGCCTCAACCTGCTGCTGCGCCTTCATGCCCTGCATGGCTTCGGGCACCAACGGGCCAGCCATGTCACCCTGCATGGCAAGCTGCTCGGCCATCATGCCAAACGGCTTGGCGGCGGGTGCCTGCTGTGCCTTCGTGGGCATCATGCCTTGCTGCTCCTCCTGCATAGCCTCCAGCATGGCTTCCAACTGCTGCTCCTCGTCGCCCATGCCGGGAGCCTGCTGCTCTTGCATGAACATACCGGGAACACCAGCGGTGAGCAGACGCTCAATGCGGGCGAGGCGTGCGTCGAGGGAGGAAGCCTTCTTCCCACCCTTCTTGGACTTCATTTCTTCCTCGTCGGAGTCGTCGTCGGAGTCGTCTTCGTCGGACGCCTCGACTTCCTCGACTTCCTCCTCAATCTGCTGTGCGAGACGGCGCAAGTAAGCAGCCTTGGCGAGAGCGGCCTTCTTGCCACCCTTGGCCTCCTGCTGCTCCTCCTCTTGCTGCTCCTCCTCGGTGTCCTCGTCCTTCTTCGCCTGCTGTGCGCGGCGACGGAGAGCGGCCTTCTTGGCCTGCTCGACCTGTTGCTCCTCGGCCTCGGCCTCGGGCTCCTCGTCCTGCTGTGCAAGACGGGAG